GTCGATCTGTCCGATCAGGTCGAGGCCGCCTGGACGCCCTACCAGGTGGTCCAGGGCGTGGCGATCATCCCGGTGCAGGGAACCCTGGTGCACAAGCTGGGGACCTTGAGGCCGTTCTCGGGCATGACCGGCTATGACGGTCTGCGCGCCAACATCTCGATGGCTGCCGAAGACGATGCGGTTCGCGGCATCGTCTATGACATCGACAGCGGCGGCGGCGAGGTCTCCGGGTGTTTCGACCTGGTCGACGCCATGGCTGACCTGCGGGGTCACAAGCCCCAGTGGTCGATCCTGTCGGAATGCGCCTATTCCGCCGCCTACGCCATCGCCTGCGCCACCGACAAGATCATCGTGCCCCGGACCGGCGGCACGGGCTCGGTGGGGGTGATCAGCATGCACGTCGACTTCTCCCAAGCCCTGGCCGAGGAGGGGATCGAGGTGACCCTGATCACCTACGGCGATCGCAAGGGCGACGGGCACTTCTCCAAGTCGCTGTCCAAGACCGCCCGGGCGCGACTGCAGGCCGACGTCGACACCATGGGCGATCTCTTCACCGACACGGTCGCCCGCTATCGCGGCATGGCCGTTTCCAAGGTCCGCCAGACGCAGGCCGCCACCTATCTCGGCGCCCAGGGCGTCGATATCGGCTTCGCCGACGCCGTCATGTCGCCCGACGCCGCCTTCCACGCCCTGCTCCAAGAGCTGGGCTGAAACCGGGCCGCCTGGCCCTAGGTCCCTCGGGCGAATGCCCCTCTTTCCCCAAGCGAAGGAAAACCACCATGTCCCTCCACACCCGCCTCCTGGGCGGCGCGATGTCGTTCGCCCACCTCGCCGGCCTGGGCAAGGCCCCGGGCAAGAAGGCCAAGGCCAAGACCGCCGCCGACGACCAGGACGAAGACGACAAGCCCGACGCCTCCGAGGACGACGACGAGGGCGACAAGCCCAAGGGCAAGAAGGCCAAGGGCAAGGCTGACGACGACAAGGACGACGACGACAAGCCTGACGCCTCCGAGGACGACGACGATGACGACGACAAGTCGATGGAGGACGACGACGACAAGCCCGACGCCTCCGAAGACGACGACGAGGAAGACGATCCTCCGTCCAGGGGCAAGAAGGCCAAGGGCAAGTCCGCCGAATACCGCCGTGGCGTGACGGCCGAGCGCCAGCGCTGCGCCAAGATCTTCGGCCATTCGGCGGCCGGTCGAAACCAGCCCCTGGCCGCGTCCCTGGCGTTCAACACCGGCATGTCGGCGGCCGAAGCGATCAATGTCCTGAAGGGCCAGGCGGCGTCGGCCGGCCAAGGGGCCGGCCGACGCAATCCGGACCTCGGAACGGATCCGGGCGACCAGTCCACTTCGGGAAACATCGGCAAGTCCTGGGGCGCCGCCCTGGCCAAGGCCGGCGTCGCACCGGCCGCCCAGTCGGGCGGCTGGGGCGCCGCCGCAGAGCGGGCCCGCCGCTAGGCGCGGCCAAGCGCCAGGTCGTCACGACAGAGGGCGGCGGGGTCACTCCCGCCGCCCTTTTTTATCCGCCTCCCCCAACCCCGTCCGGCGTCGCCGGAAAGCCCCCAGCCAAGGAGCCATCCTCATGGGCACCCCCACCGTCACGCCGTTGACCGAAAACCGCCACGCCGGCGGCTACAAGGTCTGGGACACGTCCCCCGGCGTTCTTTGCGAAGAACAGATCGTCCTGCTCAGCGGCGTGGGCCTGTGCACCGCCGGCCTGGTGCTCGGCAAGATCACCGAAGGGGCCAAGACCGCCGCCGGCGCGGCCGCCACCCCGGCCCCGGCCGGCGCGACCATCACCGCCTCTCCGACCGCCGCGCTCAACACCCTGGTCGGCGTCCACCGCTTCGAGTGCATCGTCGGCGGCGCGGCCGCGCTGTCGAAATGGCGTCACACCGATCCGAACGGCAAGGTTATCGGCATCGCCACTGCCGGCACGGCCTATGCCGGCGGCGGCTTGTCCGGGCTGACCATCACCGACAGCGGCACGGATCCGACGGCGGGCGAAGCCTTCGGTGTCACCGTCACCACGGCCGCCGCCTCGGGCAAGTGGGGCCCTTACGATCCGACCGTCCTGGACGGCCGCCAGGTCGCCGCCGGCGTCCTGTGGTCGGAATACAAGGACGCCACCTCGGCCGACAAGAAGGCGACCGCCACCACGCGCGGACCCTGCAAGATCCAGATCAACGAGTTGCTGTGGGGCGCGGCCGTCACCACCGACCAGCACAAGTCCGACGCCCTGGCCGCCCTCGATCTGAAGGGCGTGCGCAGCGTCTAAGGCCGCCGCCGGCGCCGCCTGCCCTCCCCCGCGTCCGCCCGTCAATCCCGACGGGCGGCGGGCCAAACTCGCCCCGGCGCGCGCCGGCGGCCCCACTCTCTGGAGACATCATGGTCGCCCTCAACATCTTCCGTAACGACGCCTTCTCGGCCCTCGAGATGACCTCGGCGTTCGAGCGCCTGCCCTATCTGCCGCAGACCCTCGACAGCCTGAATATCTTCACCCCCAACCCGATCCGCACGACCGCCCTGGGCGTCGAAGAGCGCGACGGCGTCCTGGGCGTGATCGCCACCACCGAGCGCGGCTCGCCGATCGCCGACGAGCGCCAGACGGAGCGCCGCAAGGTCCGCTACTTCGAGACTTCGCGGATCACCCAGGGGTCCACCATTTGGGCTCACGAGCTGCAAAACATTCGCGCCTTCGGAACCGAGACCGAGTTCATGCAGGTCCAGACCGAAGTGGGCCGTCGCGTGGCCGGCCCGACGGGCCTGCTCAACAACGTTCGCTACACCTTCGAAAACATGCGCCTGGCCGCCGTCAAAGGCATCCTGGTCGATAAGGACGGCACGACCCTCTACAACTGGTACGACGAGTTCGAGATCATCCCGGCCGCCGTGACCTTCTTCGACCTGGCGTCGCAGACGGCCAATTCGCTGCGTCCCAAGATCAACGCCCTGACCCGGTCGATGTATCGGTCGGCCAAGGGCGCCATGCCGCCTGGCACGCGGATCGTCGCCCTGTGCGGCGACGGCTTCTGGGACAAGTTCACCAACCACGTCGACGTCATCCGCACCTTCCTGAACTGGGCGGCGGCCGCCGACCTGCGCGGGGACCAGGGCGGCGCCTTCAGCACGTTCAAGTTCTGCGACATCGAATGGATCAACTACCGCGGCTCGGACGACAATTCGACGATCAAGATCGCCGACGAGGAAGTCCAGTTCTTCCCGGCCGGCGCGCCGGGCATCTTCGAGCACACCATGGCTCCGGCCGAAACCATGGATTTCGTCAACACCCCGGGCAAGGAATTCTACCTGATCCCGGTCTTTGACCGCGACCGCAACATGTGGTGGCGGGTCGAGGTCTATTCCTACCCCCTGTTCATCTGCAAACGCCCCGAGGTCCTGCGCAAGGGCAGTTCGGCGGCCAGCTAACCGCCCTCCCCTCCTCCCTGCGACTGATCCCCATGCGAGCGCCGCTCGCATGGGGGTCGTCTTTTTCCGGAGCCTGCCATGATCGATTTCGACGCCGTGGTCCTGGGTCCGGTGATGCGGATCTTCGGCGAGGAGCCCGACAAGCCGGTCCGCTACATGCCCGCCGCCGGCGGGGCCTTCGACCTGGCCGACGCGGTCTTCGACGACGCCTATGCCGGCCTGGTCATGCAGGAGGGCGGTCCCGAGGTCACCACCCTGCAGCCGGTCCTGGGCGTGCGCCTGGCGCTGTTCCCGTCCCCGCCCCTGCAAGACGACCAGCTCTACATCCCCCGCGTCGCCACGACATTCCTGGTCCGCGATGTCCAGCCCGACGGCCACGGCCACGCCAAGCTGATGCTGATGAAGGTCGCCACATGACCACGACCGCCGACACCCTGGTCGACCTGGTGTTCGCCGCCCTGCGGGACGCGGGCGTCGCGGGCGGCAATGTCTGGTCCTACCGAGATTTCCCGACCACCCCGCTGGACCTTCCCGAAGGGTCCGGCATCGTGGTCCTGGACTTGCCCGACGAGGACAAGGTCAGCCTGGGCCGCAGCGGCGCGGCGCAGTTCACCACCACGGCCACGGTCCCGGTGATCGCGCGGCTGACGCGCCCGGGCGCTCCCGACCAGCTGGGCGCTCTGGCCCTGCAGAAGGACCTGTCGATCCTGCGCCGCCAGATCGAGGTGGCGGTGATCAACAGCCCCGAGCTGACGGTCGCCATCCAGCAGATCGCCTTCGTCCGCTCGACGCTGAAGATCCAGACCAAGGAGCGGCACTTCGGCGAGCTGGCCCTGGAGTTCGGCCTGGAATTCTACCAGGGCCCCGAAGACTTCTATCCGCCGCCCGACACCACGCTCGATCACCTCGAGCTGGCCGCCGACGATCCGTTTGACGTCGGCCTCTCCCTCGACCTCACCGCCTGATCCACCCGATCCCTCCCTTCTTCCTCCCCCAGTCCATAGGAGCGCCTGATGCGCGTCATTCCCGCGCCTGGTCTGCAAGTGCGCGATCCGGCCACCCTGCAGCGGGTCCCCGACGAGGGGATCGACATCGACCCGACCGACCTGATCTGGGCGCGCCTGCTCGCCGACAAGGACGTCGTTCCCGTCAACACCAAGACCGCTTCCGGCGGCAAGCCCAGCAAGGAGGCCTGACCTTGGCCGTCCCCTTCTCGAAAATCCCCGGCAACCTGCGCGTCCCGCTGTTCTATGCCGAGGTCGACCCCAGTCGCGCCAACACCGCCCAGGTCGAGCAGAGGACCCTGATCATCGGCCAGATCACCTCCGGCGGCT